ACGCCCATGAACTTCGATAAAGACCTACCCGACGAGTTGCAGGGCGACTGCGGTCACACGCGAGCGCCTGACGACCGCGCGGAGCTGGACCGCGCCGAGAAGTTGGCATTGCTGGGCCAAAGCCTTGCCAAGCAGTGCGGTGAGTGGGTGTCTGGTCGCAAGGAGTCGGGCATCGAGGCGGTGTGGGCAGCGTGCGAGGATGCCTACCAAGGAATTGATAAGGCGAACCAGCATGAATTCGCGGGTGCAAAGTGGATGAAGTCGGCAACCCTGGATGGCCCGCTGACGAAAGACAGGGACAGGCAGGACGCAACGAAGTCAACGGCCTATGTTCGACTGACGACGCGGTACGTGGACATGGCCGCGGCGAAGATCGCTGAGATTGCATTGTCAATCGACGGCAAGGCATTCAAGGCCAAGCCCACGCCGGTCCCTGAACTGGTAAGCAAGAAGGGCAGCACGAAACCAGCGATTGACCCGAAGACCAACCTGCCATTGATGGCACCTGGAGAAGACGGGCAACCCAAGCCGCTGACCGAAGACGACATCGTGAAGATGATCGAGAGCCAGGCCAACGATGCCGCTGAGAAAGCCGAAAAGCGGATGTGGGATTGGATGGTGGAGAGTAAGCACCAGAAGCACATGCGCAAACTGCTGCACGACGCGCCGCGCATCGGGGTGGGTGTACTCAAAGGGCCATTCCCGGGCTCGACAACATCGAAGGCCATCCAGAAAGTAGGCGGTGGCATCAAGTTGACGATGGTCAACAAGTCCGCGCCGGCTGAAAAGTGGATCGACCCCTGGAACTTCTTTCCAGACCCATCGTGCGGCGAGGACATCCACAGCGGCGATGGCATTTTCGAGCGCGATTTCATTTCGACCGCAACGCTCAAGGGTTTGAAGCGCCAACGGGACAGCGCGGGTGTGCCGATCTATCTGGGTGACCAGATCGACAAGGTATTGAAGGAAGGCCCGGGAAAGTGCCACGATCAGGCCAATAACCCGAACAAGCCCAAGCACACAACGAGCTTTGAGATTTGGTACTACACCGGCGTCATCAGCCGCAAGGACATGGAGTTGACCCAGGCAATCGGCGTTGACGAGCTGCCCGACGAGCTGGACGAGCTGAGTGCGGTGATCACGATGATCAATGACACCGTGATCCGGGCGACTCCGAACCCGCTGGAATCTGGCAAGTTCGGTTACAACGCCATGCCATGGAGCCGCAGGGCCGGTAGTTGGGCTGGTGTTGGTGTGGCAGAGCAGATCGCCACGCCCCAGAAGGTGATCAACGCAGCGATGCGCGAGCTACTGAACAACGCCGGGTATTCATCCGGCCCGCAGATCATCATCGACGTGGAATCGCTTGTGCCATCGGATGGCAATGACAAGCTGATCACGCCGCGCAAAGTGTGGATGAAGTCGGCAAGTGCGACAACGGACGATGTGCGCAAGATGTTCACGGCCATCGAGTTCCCGAACTACACGCCGCAAATGATGAGCATCATTCAGTTGGCGCTCAAGCAGGCGGAAGAACTGAGCAATATCCCGCTGATAAGCCAGGGCCAGCAAGGTGAGCGCGCGCCGCAGACCTTTGGCGAAGCCGAGATGCAGAACAACAACGGGCACACGCTGCTGCGCTCGATTGGCGAACGGATTGACGACTTCATCACCGCGCCTTTTGTGGATGGCATGTACGAAATGCTGCTGCTGGACCCCAATGTTCCCGAGGACGAGAAGGGCGACTTCCAGATGGATTGCACCGGCACATCGGCCATGGTGGAGAAGGCCATCCAAGAGCAGACGGCCATGATCGGCGTGCAGATGTCGGCCAACCCCATCTACGAGATCAACCCAGCCAAGGCTTTTGCCGAGTGGTGGAAGACCAAGCGCATGGACCCGACGCGCATCCAACTGACGGACGAGGAAAAAGCGCAGAAGGCGCAGCAACCACCGCCCGAGGCGCCACAGGTGCAAGTGGCCAAGGTCAACGCCCAGGCCCGTATCGAGACAACCAAGATGACGGCCAGCGCCACCCTGAAGCGCGCCGAAATGGACACCGACCGGGATACGCAATTCCAGCAGGCGCTGAACGAGCGCGCAGAGATTGCCGCATCCGCCAACGCCCAAGAGCTGGAATTGCGCCGGGAGCTGGAGGTCTACAAAGAGAACAACACCATGAAGCGCGAGCTGGACAAGATCAAGGCCGAGCTGGCGATGAAGTCTGCCGAACTGGAGACGCAAAAGGAATTGTCAGCCGCTGCCCTGGTGGCTGGACGAGAGGCCCGCAAGCCGTCGCAAGTGGAAACACCGCCGACTGAGCCAGCAGGCAGGGCGCAAAACGGACAGGCTTACGCACTGTGACCGAACCCAAGTTCAAGCCCACCAAGCAAGAGCGCATGTCGCCGCTGTGGGGCGCACTGATGAAACACCTGGAGGCTCGCCTGACGACTCTCCGCAATCAAAACGATGGCGACCTTGATCAGGTGGCAACTGCCAACCATAGAGGCCGCATAGCCGAAATAAAAGCGCTCTTGTCATTAGACAAGGACGAGACAACGAATTCGCCGCCCTTGTGACGGCAAACGGAAGCAACCGACGACAACGCCTGTTGCAAGTATCGACCGCCCCCGTGGCGGTTTTTGTTTTTGTGGAGTAGAGAAAACATGGCAGGAGAAGCTGAAACCAAATCGGTGGAAAACGACGACGCTTTCAACGCGGGATTCGAGGATGAAGGACAGACGACAACGCCTGATCTAGATTTTGACGGAACCGGCGAACTGAAGGCTGAGGAAACTCAAGTCGAGACACCGCCAGAGCCGAGGTACGCACAGATCACCCAAGAGCAGTTTGACGACCTGATGGGCAAGGCCAAAGCATTTGATGAACTCAAAGGCGAAAGCACCCGCAAGTTTGATACGGCATTTGGGCAGTTGGGCGGATTGAAGCAAGTGGTTGAGCGATTGCAGAACCAGACCCCCGCGGGTCAGTCGATTCAGGTGAGCGAGGACGACTTTACGGAGTTGAAATCGGAATTCCCAGAACTGGCTGAAATGCAGATCAAGGGTTTGAACCGGGCACTCGCAAGGACCAAGGGGACCGGTGGTGAAGTTGATGTGTCGCAGTACACGAAGGTCGTTGAAGATTTGAAAGCTGAGGCGAGAGCCGACGCACTCGATTCGTTGAACGACATCATCGAAAACTGGGAAGAGGCGGTCAACACGCCTGAATACGCAGCATGGATTGCGGCACAACCAGACGACATCAAAGCCCTGGAACAGTCGGACAAATTTCGGGATGCCAAGAAGCTGCTGCGCGCCTACAAAAAAGCGCCCAAGCCAGCGCCTGCACCAGAAGCACCAGCCAAACCATCTACACGACAAAGACTGCTTGAAGCAGCCGTCACACCAAAAAGCTCGGGCGGGAACGTCCGCAGCGCTGGTGTTGACCCATTCGATGAAGGCTTTAACGAAGGTTGAGGCCAAAACCAAGGACATAAATCATGGGTATGAACACATACGCCGCCACAACCGCGCGGCTGGACAAATTCAAAGGAAAAATCTTCCGCAATGCACTCCCCCGGGAATGTCTTGCGAAGGCTGGGCGTCAAATCGAGATGCCCAAGAACAACAGCAAGACCTACGTGGGTCGCCGCTATCTGCATTGGGGCTCTACCAGCACCGACCGCAACACGATGAACCGCTTCTTCCAGGACGGAAACGGCGCCGATCGTGCAACGGCCATTGCTAACCAGCACCTGACGCAAGAAGGTGTGACCGGGACACCGGACAGCATCGTGCCGGTCGATACCACGGTGGTGATTGCGCAGTACGACTGCCTGTTTGGTTGGACTGACGTTGTGCAGGACACGCACGAAGATGACATCAAGGCCGAAGCTGTTTCGCAGGTCGCCACCCGCGTGACGTTTGTGAACGAGATGATCATCTACGGCGCCCTGAAGGCTTGCACCAACGCCTACTACGGCGGCACCGGTACAACCGTTGGCACTGTGAACGGCAAGCTGACGCTGGGCCTGATCCGCAAGATCGTCATGAACTTGCAGGCCAACCACGCCGAATCGGTTACGAGCATGCTCAAGGCCAGCCCTTACTACGGCACCGATGCTGTGGAAGAAGGCTACCTGGTGTATTGCCACACCGACTTGGCGCCGGACATCCGTGATTTGCCAGGCTTCGAGCCAACGGTGAAGTACGCCAGCGGCACACCAATGCCCCGCGAAATCGGCAAGTGCGAAATGTTCCGCTTCATCTTGTCGCCTGACCTGCCTTCCATCCAGAACGGCGGCGCTGCGATTGGCTCGACGAACCTGTACACCACATCAGGCACAAACCTGGACGTGTACCCGATCATCGTTGTGGGCAAGGACGCATGGAGCCAACTGGCACTGCGCGGCAAGTCGGCGCTGGATGTCACCTACTTTGATGCCGGTGAAAAGACCAAGACTGACCCACACGGTCAGCGCGGCTCGGCTGGCACGATCTGGTGGAAGGCTGTGCTGATTGAGAACAACGGCTGGATGGCGGTTGCCAACGTCGGTCGGAAGAATCTGCCCGAATAACTGAAGGGGCTTAGGCCCCTGAAAGGAACACAACATGCCAACTTTCGTAAATCAGCAGCTTGCGGCCATGGCCTCGCAAAGCGATCAAGCGGCCTTGCGGCCACTCTTGAAAGCACTTGCAGACCGGATGTCCTGCCAAGCAACTTCTACCGCTGGCCTCGTCATCAAGACGGGTGGCAGCGCGGTAGCCAAGACGGGATCGGCTGCTTTTGCCGGGGTCGTCAATGGCGTACCTGTAGCAATCGCAGGCGGCACCGATATGCCTGCCCTTGTTGGATCCATCACTGCGGCTTACTACAACGTCTTTTGTTTCTTCATTGACGCGGCCTCAGTGGTCACGGCAGCGATGGGTACAGAAGGCTCGACGCTTGCCAAAGTGAAGTTTCCCCCGTTCCCAGAGAACAAAGCATTGGTCGGCTACCTAGTAGTCACCTATGCAACTGCTTTCACTGGCGGGACAACTCCATTGGATACCGCAACCACTGTCTACGTGTCGCCTGTCGGCGCGTTTGATCCCACCATTCTCTTGAGCGTTTAAAGGAGCCACATCATGGCAGTCAACTCTTCCGGCCAGACCCTCTCTGGCAACACCCCCGCAGCCGATCCACCCAAAAGCAAGGTTGGTCGTGTCGTTTTCGACGGCACCTCCATCACAGCCGCCGACTATGCGGTGTTCAGCGTTGGATTCACTCCGCGCTACGTGCGCTTTCAGAACATCACTGACCGCATTGCGGTCGAGTGGTTCGAGGGCATGACGGCGGATACCTGTCTGAAAACGGCGGCAGCCGGCACGATGACTATCGAGACAACCAATCTCGGTATCACGATTTGCGACAGCGACGGTACGGCCAACACCAGCGGTCGTTACTTCAAGGTGGCGCAAAACGCAACGCTGGCGGTCATCGCAGCCAGCAAAACCTGCACCTGGATCGCCAGCAATTAAACGCTGACGTTTCCAAACCTCATGGGGCACCTTCGGGTGCCCTTTTTCATTCCTGGAGAAAACATGGCAGACGCACAAAACACACCGGTTCGCAGAGCAAAGCCCGAGTTCAACACCGCCGATCTCGAAGTTGGCCAGCGGTCATCCGTCATCTTGCCCGATAGCGGCGACACCCGGCCCGAAGACATCATCCTGCCGGTGGACCTCAACGCGCTGAACAAGGTTTACATGGATGCCCTCGCCTTCAATGAGCAGGCCATCAAGATCGTGATCCACCCGAGCCGGGAGCGCAACGCGCCCAACGTGTTCGATTGCTGGGTAAACGGGCGCGGCGCGGAAGTGTTCATGCGTGGCCAGTGGCAAACGCTTGGCTATCTGCCCGTTGGAATCCCTGTCATCACCAAGCGCAAGTATGTCGAAGTGCTGGCCTCGTCCAAGATCGAGAACATCAATAC